AAGAAGGTAACGCTATGAGCGATAAATTAGAGCTCACAGAACACGCGGTTTACATCCTCAATAGCGTCAAGCTGTTGCCGCATTACACGTTGCCTGGCTACGTGACGCCAGGGCATACACGGCTAACGCCAATGAAGCTGTGGACAGTGGAGCAGCTCAAGGATGCGGGTGCTGTTGAGAGCAGCGCCTTCCTCTGGCCTCGGCACACCTTGGCTGCAGGGGGTTAGCATGGATGATGATGACGATTACGAATTGATGATGTGGTGCTACCTGATTGCCCACCTCGTTGTGTTCCTGCTGGCGCTGGTTGGCATTGCAGGCTTGGCGGGTTACTTGTGGGGGATGCTATGACTGACCTGAGACAAGCCGCGCAGCAGGCGCTGGAGGCTTTGATTGATGCCGCAAATGTGTTGTCAGCACCGATGTTTTCTGATGCTGCTGACGCCCTACGCAAAGCGCTGGAGCAGCCAGAGCAGCGCGAGTGGCAGGGTCTGACGGAAACGGATTGGGAGGAGATTGACAACAAGAAAGACACAGCCTTGGACAGCTTTGCTCAAGGTGCGGTGTGGGCAGCAGATCAACTCAGAGAGCTAAACAAATGACGATCACAGTGCTGAATAAACGCATCAGGGACGCCCTGGCTGCAGCACCAGACGGCATGACTGCTATGGAGCTGTCGTTTGCGCTTGACATCGGCGCATCCCAAATCAGCCGTTCCCTTGCGCTGATGCCTGATGTCTACATTGATCGCTGGGTCCAGACCAGGACCAAGTTTGCTGGTGTCCACTGCTTGGCGTTTGTGCCAGATGATTGCCCACACCCATGACGCCTACCTTCAGCACCTGGGACCGGGCGACTCTGGACAAGTTCGCGCTTGAGGCTTACCTGCGGCTGCAGCAGCAGCAGGACCAGCTTGAGCAACTGCGCGGCGACCTCAAGGACGCCATTGAGGCGTACCGGCTACGAAATCTGCGTGATTGACACATCGGTGGCAGTGGCGTTGCGGATAACAGCCACCTTGTCACCACTCGCGCAGGCCACATACTCAATGGCATTCGCTGGAAGCATCGGCGAGGTGGTCAGGCTGGCGGTAGGGTTGGAGCCAATCGCAAAGTGGCAGTGCGCTGCAGAGCCGTTCGCCAGGCGCAGTATGGTGACGCCAGTTGCCACTGCCGTTGACTGCACACTGCTGGCTGTGACTGTCATCACCTGGGTGGTGCCAAGTGCGCCGAATATTGTGATCTGACCGTTGTCGTCCCGAGAGAGTTTGCTCATTTTGGTTCCTTCAAAAGTTATCGGTTAAGTCTTCCCAGCCTCAAAAGCTCCTCTTGCTCAGGCGAAAGAATATTTTGGTTGTTTACAAAAGTTGTGCCCATGAGAGCCTGTCTTAACTTTGGATTGACAACATCTTGGGCCATAAAATCAGACGCAGCGTAGTTAGGTAGCGCCCTGCTTTGGCCGAATTTAGACAGTAAATATTGTCTTGCTAATGCAGAAGTAGCTTCTGGGGCTGCTGCCGCTGCTAAGCCCATCAACGGTCCTCCAGTAAGAAGGCCAAGTCCTCCAGCAGCAACGCCAGTTCCTGTGCGGCCAAGAACAGAACCGGCGCCTGGCGTCCCCATCGAACCAACGGGCTGGTTTACCTTTGGCGCGACGTTAGCAAACTCTCCTATGGTTTTCAGTTCACCACTAAGATATTTTCCAGACTGAATATTTCTTGCAAATTTTTTGGCGTCTATTGATCCGCTGCCTTCGCGGACAGCGTCTTCTATGCTGTGACTAATTGCCATGCGCTGACGCGAGGCGCGGAATTGGTCAAGCATTGCTTGCGCGTTAGGGTTTCCAGCGGCGGCGAGACTTCTTTCTATTTGGTCTTCTAACGCCCTAGAAATTGCTTTTTGAGTTTTTGCCAATGCATTTTCGCCTACCCTAAAATTAACCGAGGCTTGCTCGCGCAATGCCTTAGATGCCTCAAGCGCGTCAGCAGAATCAAAAATAGGAACTTGATAGTTTGTTATTTCTGTTTTAACTTTGTCTGGGGCAGCGTTTGGAAAAGATTTAGCTTGGCCAGTAAATTTGTTTGACAAGTTGGCTAACTCGGCCCGAAACGTAGCGTCAGTTTGTATTGGCCCAATTTTATTTACAGGGGCGTATCCTTTTGCAAACTCTTGAACGCGAACTGCTTGCATCGCTTCAGAAGTAAGGGGCGTATTTTCTGGTACGCCAACGGCTTGCCGCGCAAGTCTATCGGCAGTGCTTTGATTGCGAGAAGACGCTAATTGTTCTAGCCTAGTTTTCCCAGCCAATCGCTCAAGCAAAACATTTTGGCCTGACGGCGTAATGCTTCCGGGGGTGGCTACAAAACCAGCTTGTTGAGCAGAACGAATCGTAGCGTCGCGCACAGCATTGGCTTGCTGCTGGGCCTGCAGCGCAAGCTGACGTTGCTGCGCGGATGCTGTTATTGCACCTGGCGTGGCCATTGCAGTCGCCAAACCAAGCATAGGGCTGTCTGTAGCCTCGGTCACTGTTTGCCCGGCAGTACCACCCAAAAGGTTTTTAAACGCAGTTGAGCCTAGCTCTGATAGCGATCTAGCAGGGTTAAGAACCGCGCCGGTAGCAGACTGCAGACCGACATCAAGCACTCGCTGCTCTGGCGTCATATTTGGCGTTTCGCGGATAAGCCCAAGGCGCGTCAATGCATTGGTTGCAAAATTTGGCGGGGGTGTAATTTCTGGGGCAAATCGGCTGCCAAGAAATTTTGCTCCACCAAGTTCAGTACCTGCAACGCCGTACCCCATTTTTGCTAAATTGATGATGTTTTGCGGCGCATTCAAAAACATATCCGCTGTTCCAGCAAGAGCTTTGTACGGTGCGCTGGTTGCTACGTCTAGCGTAGACGCTGACCTAGGACTGAGGATATCAAAGGCAGTTTTAGCTTCTGGCGCGGCTTTACCAGCGGCCATATCCTCCAGCTCGGCCAGCCTACGCAACGCCATTAGTTCTTCAAGCGGGTCCATTATCTTTGCCCCCCAAATCTCAGACGAAGTTTGTCTAATTCTGCTTGTTGAGCAGGGGTTAACCTAGACGCGCCGCCTGGAGCCGTTGCAGGGGGCGGCGCCGCGCCGCTGCCCGTAACGTAGGCTTTTTCAATGTCATCAATAATTCGCAGCGCAGCTTGAATTGAGTGCCCAGGATCAGAAATAGACCTTAACATGGTTTGCAACTCGACATTTGAGTTAAGTTGCTGAGCAGACATTCCAGTGGCGTTTTTAATAGAGTTGACTAACCGGCTACGGGCGCTGTTAATAACGTCGCGCTCAACTTGGGCTTCAGTCCCAAAAAGTTGCCCTGCTTTTTGGCCTATCCCACTAGCAGAAACACCTGACGTTATGTTTGACAGCACGCCGCGCTGTGTGCTTGGTATAGAGTTCATTTTGTCAAGAGCCAAAAATGACGCTCTTAAATTTGAAAGGTCATCCGCAAGTTGTGATTTACCAGCCTCTGTTTTAACTTGCCTTGTGGCCGCTCCAGGCTCTTTGCCAGAAACGCCTAAGACGCCGGGCGACCCAACACCCCCACCGCTATACCGCCTAGCATCAATCGAAAGCATTTGATTTGGATTTGTAGGATCAACAATTGTTGTGAGCGTGGGCGCCCTATCCACCGCGCCGCTAGGTTTGTCTGGCACTCGTACTAAGTCTGCGTAGTTGCCAGACGTATTAAACTTAGCAAGCGAAGCCGCCGTAAAATCATTGGGGCTTACATTTGCTATGTTGCGTTCTGGCTTAACTTGTTGGGCAATAGGAACTAGCAGGCTGTAATCACCGCCACTAGAGCTAAAAGACGACACCGATGCAGGTGTAAATTTAGCCGCATCTATCTGGTTTACTAGGCTTGTTGGTCTTTCTATTTTTGCTGGTATAGGTTCTAAATCTGCATAGTTGCCAGACGTAGAAAATTTAGCAACTGAGGCAGGCGTAAATTTAGCTGCGTCTATTTGGTTTACTAAGTTTGTTGGTTTTGCTGCCACAGCTTCTAAATCTGCATAGTTGCCAGACGTAGAAAATTTAGCGAGCGACGCCGACGTAAATTTAGACGGATCAACATTTGAAATACCAGAGCTTGACGGCGCCGCCGCTGCCGCCAAATCGCTAAATTGTCCTGATTCCCCAAACGCTTTTAGCGACGCAGGCGTAAATTTAGATACGTCTATAGGCCCGTACACGTTAGCTGGTTTTGGTGCTACTGCAACTAGATCACCAACTTGGCCTGACATTCCATATGCCCTTAACGATTCTGGCGTGTAATCTTTTGGATTTATTGGTGCGTATGCATTGGCTGGCTTCGCCGCCGCCGCAACTAAGTCAGCAGGATTTTGGCTAGTTATGAATGCCCTTAATGAGTCTGGCGTATAGTCTCTCGGGTTTAATGGAGCAAATGGGTTAGCTGCTTTTGGTGCTACAGGAACTAAGTCGCCAACTTGATTTGACGCCATAAATGCCCTTAACGATTCTGGCGTGTAGTCTTTCGGGTTTAGTGGAGCAAATGGGTTAGCTGCTTTTGGCGCGGCTGCAACTAATAGACCTGGGTTATTGGTGGCTATGTATGCTTGAACCGATGCTTGCGTATAGTCTTTTGGGTTTATCGGGGCTAGTTTTCCTCTTTTTGCGTCTTCCATCCTTTGCCGCAACGCCATCTGCGTCAAGGCACCCGTCTGCGCTTTCTCGTACCCGGCTTGGCCTGCCTCAAACGCTGAACCCAGCGCCTCGCCAATGCCAATGCGCCTGGTGCTTTCCCCGCCAGCTTTTAACAAGGCTGCTGATGCTGCCAGCATGGCATTACGCTGCATCATTCGCCTTTGATCTTCCGTCAGGTACTCGTCCAGGAAGTTCCCGGTGCCGCCACCAAAGGCGCTGCCAATGTTGCCAAGCAGTCCCTCAAGATTAAATTCAGCCATGTTTTTTCTCCTAGCTCAATAGTCCAAGTATTGCGCCAATTGCCGCCCCAGGAGCGCCACCAAATTGGTAACCATACCCTGCGCCGCCAAGTGCGCTGGACAATGCATTCTTGGTGGTTGGTGTTGAGGTGCTACCTCCAGCGTTAGGCAGTGCAGTTGACATTGCCCCCTGGCTGATGCCCAGCTTCTCCACGCCAATGTTCCGCAGTGCATCCAACTGCTGCTGGGTAAGCTGCTGCTGCGCTTGTCCTGCGCCCATCACCGCCTGTGCGCCACTCATGCCCAGGTTCTGCTGCTGCTGACCTAATGCACCTAGCTGACCTGCAGCACCTAGACGCTGTGCATTGGCGGCAGCGTAGGCTTGCTGGTTGGCAAGGTCGCTCTGCTGGGCCAGGCTTGCGTT